GAAGGATTGTCAGTGATTTTCTCTGCCCGCCAATGTCTTCGGCTTCACAGTCAACGGCGCAACATAGCTCAGTTGCAAGCTCATATACTTTTTCCGTCAGTTCTTTGCGCGTCATTGGTTCGTCCTTATTTGTTTGCGGTGCTCATAAATTCAGCACGGGTTTCTGGGTGGTCGCGGTACACCCCGCGCAGGGCCACCGTCTCGGTGTGGTGTCCCTGCTGGCATATACCACGGGACTCCATGCACATGTGGCGCGCACGCACCACCACACCGACCCCCAGCGGCTGCAGGTGGGTCCACAGGTCGTGTGCGATGTCGTTGGTCAAGCGCTCCTGCACCTGCAACCTGCGTGCGTGCATGTCAACCAACCGTGACAGCTTGCTAAGCCCCACGATTTTACCGTTGGGTATGTAAGACACGGTGGCCGTTCCGAAGATGTCGGCAAGGTGGTGCTCGCACTTGGAGTACAGTGGAATATCTTTGACGGTGACCATCTGGTCGTAATCAGCTGCACCGTCCTGGAATACCTTCAGGAGTTCCTTGGCGTCCATATCGTAACCGCTGGTCCAGTGCTCCCACGCTTTAGCCACGCGCAGGGGGGTCTCGGACAAACCCTCGCGGGTGTGGGTGCGTGGTTCTAAACCTTTGATGAGGTCTAGAGCGGCCCCGTACAGTTTGTTCCGCCTGTTCATACCTCTGCACTCCAGATTGCGCTGTTCGCCCCGTGCTCGCGCACCTCGACGCTTACCAGCTCCACGCGTTGTGACTGTCCTCCTTCTAAAAGCCAGCGATGCACGTATTTTGCGACGTGCGCAGCAAACGCTTCGCACCCCACGTTGTCCATCCACACGATGTCGCACAGGTTTTCTGCTTCCATTTCAATAAACAGGTCTGCAAGCGGGTCGTCCTTAGCGACAACAGTCTTGTGATCAAACTGGCTTTCTAACCACGCCTTGATGGGTTTTAAGCTACCGAAGTCGATCACCCAGTTATTGTGATCCAGTTCAGAAGCAGCGAACACAAGCTTGACGCTTAGTGCGTACCCGTGCAGCAGGTTGCAGTGCGATGTTGCGCGCCATTGGCGGAAGCAGGAAGACAGGCCAACTTCGTGGCAGTATGTTTTCGTTGAAGCGTACATGGTGGGTTCCTTAATCTAGGTTTGCATATTTGTGCATCTGCAAGCAGAGGCGGCGGGTGTTGGGGCTGTCGTCATACATCACAGCTTCCACTGCTGCTTGCATGTTGGCGGCGTTGCGCATGGTGTCCTGCTCGTCTGCAGGTTGCACAAACACGTCACCTTCGTAGTGCTTGTCGGGGCGCGCAATGGTGCTTCCCTGCGGTAGTGGGTGACCCAATGCGTGAACGGGTAACCCGTCCGGTGCAATGTCACCAGCTTGCAAGACGAACTTCCAAGCAGTGGCCCGCACCCCCAGCTTCTTGTCCACCCGTGCAGTCTTGGGGGACAGCACGACGTCTAGGTCACCAGCTTTCACCAGTGCGTAGAATATATCTGGGTTCTGGGGTGGTAGCTTCCCGTTTGTTTCGATCTGCACAAGGAAGCCTGCGTTGGACAGGTGCGCGCACAGCAGCGACACGTTCTGTCGCAGCGGTTCCCCGCCGGTAAGCACTACAAGCGTCGCGTGCTTTGATATTCTGTCCACTTCCATTACAATGTCGTCCACCCGCATAGTACCAACACCATCGGTGTACTCGGTGTCGCATAGCGGGCACTGCAGGTTACACCCCGCAAGGCGCAGGAACACCGCAGGAGAACCCGCGTGCGGACCTTCCCCTTGGATGGTGTAAAAAATGGAATGCACAGAAAGGGTTTTGCCGTCGGACACAAAACGCGGTTCCGCTGGCTGTTGGTTTTTTTGCATCTGGTTACCTCAGAAATAGCGATGTAATTGGGTGGGGATGCGCTATGCGCACCCCCTGTGAGTGGTGGTCGGTTTTAAGCTGCGTCTGCTTTCGCAGCGGCGGCAGCTGCAGCAGCAGCTTCCTTCTCAGCTTTCGCTGCTTCACGTGCAGCAGCTTTTTCGGCTTTTTCGGCCTCCGCAGCTTCCTTAGCCGCGAGCTTCTCGGCGGACACAATGCGACCCGTGATGCCGTGGAACTTGCGCCAATGCGCATAGGCCGCTTTGATCGTACCGTCGGGAATACCCGTGGTGCGTGCTTCTTCCACCACTTCGTCAAGCGCAGGTGCGGAACCTTTGGTTTCCATGGTGGCGCTGTAGATGTTCCACAGCGTGTCGCTGGAAGTTCCAGGACGCGGTTGGGTCATGCCGTTCTGTGTAGGCATTTCGACCTTGGGCGCTTTAGGCTTTTTCTTAGCGTCGCGCAGTGCAGCTTTCGCAAGCTTCAGCTCCTCCTTGCGCGCTGCGACCGCAGCTTTCCAACCGTCCTCTGCTTCTTTCGCAGTTTGTACGTCCGCAGCAGCGGCGTCCTTGGCGTCCGCGTCCGCAGCTTTGTGCGCAGCGCGCATCGCTTTGCTGTACGCACGTGCTTGCTTCAGGTTTTCCGAAGCTTCCTTGGCGGAGGTGTCCGCGTTGGTTACTGCAAGCTCGAGCTGGTCGATATCAATTTCGTTTTCCATGATGTTCTCCTAGGTTGTTTTGTGGGGTTCCCACAGGTTCAGGTGTCTTTGGTAGCACGGGTTGCCCCGTGCTACAAATGTTCAATTGGAAGTTTTATCCGATTGTGCGTGGGTTTATACTGCGTAGCCAGCAATGAACACTGTGCTCATGTGCGGGAAGTTTTTCTCGGTAGCAGTGATTTCATAAGCTTGGTTTACTGCATCGCGCTCGGATTCGGCTTGCACTTTGTATGTGCGGAACGCTTCACCTTTGGCTTCGCCCCAGTGGTTACAACGGTAAGCTTTTACATTGTAGTTGATCATCTGGTGCGTCCTAGTGTTTGCGTTTCGTTAAGCTAGGTATGAACTATTGAACGCACCCTGTAAACCCTCTTTTTGAAGTTTTATTTAAAAAGGTATATCGTCGTCGTCAAAATACCCTTCCCCCATAGCAGCGGATATGTGCTCCTGCGCAGCGGCGCGCTGTGCTTCGGCTTTGGCCTGCGCTTCCGCTAGCGGGTCGGGTTCTGGTTCCTGCAGCGGTGGCCCGCCGATCTCTGGAGGTAGCTCGAACCGCGTACCGCGGAAGTCCATACCCACGATCTCGGGGTACTTGGTATTGACCCACACCTTGATGAACTTCGGTTTGGTTAGGTCCCCAGCAAGCTCGACAGCAGTGTTCACGTCCGTGGGTACAGGTTCGTCTCCCCCGTGCTGGGTCCACCATTGCTCCGCCTTACCGCGTGGGTAAGAATCTTCTGGGTGCGCTATGCAAACCCATTGGCTGAAGCGCTGGAACCCGCAGAAGTAATCCACCCGCATGGTGTCGGGTTTACCGTTGCGCCCTTGGTGCAGTGCGCAGACCATGCGGTGCACCCCAAAGATCCCGAACTCCTTTTCGGGTATGGGTTGGGTCAGGTCAATTGCTTTGCTCGCCACTAGGGCGTCGCTGCTGGCGCGCCCAGTAATCCGCACAGGCGGGGGAAACTCGTAACCGCACTCAGTGCAGCTAGTGCAGGAGATGTGCATGTACGCCTCGCACTGGGGGCACTCACGCACCATTGACTCCCCACCCCCACCGCTGGACCCCCTGCGCTTTGGAAGGCGGGGGTAGTTGATTGGCCCTAGGCGCTTGGTGTTACCCACGAAGTCAAGCACCAGACAGGTCTGCTTGGGGCTAGCTAGGATGCTGTTTAACCTACCCTCGACCGTACCGATGTCGTACAGGGGTGGGCCACCGTTGTGCCCTATGTGGTCGACCCAGTACGGGCGCGTTCCCCGTCCAACCATCTGCACCCACAATCCTGGACTGCGTGTCAACCGCAGCATGTTGATTAGGTCAATGCGCGGGTTGTTGATACCAGTGGTCAAGATGTCTTTGTTGGTTACCCCCACCAGCTCACCACGCATCCAGCGCTCTAGCACTTCCTCGCGGTCGTCCCGCTTGCTGTGCACCGACTCGTGTGGATACCCCTTGTGCGTGAACATGTCCGCAACCAAATCAGCGTCGTCAATGGACTGGCAAAACGTCAACCAGTTGGTTCGCCCTTGCTCGTTCGCTTGCGCAATGCAGGTATCCACCGCACGCTCCAGGATGTCCTGCTCCCGCATAGCGTCGGACGTCTCCTTGGTTTTGAAATCACCACCGGACAAACCAATGGCGTCGCTGTCCAATTCGAATCCTGGATTCTTTGGTACGGGTCTAATCAGGTAACCCTGTTCTACAGCCCACACAAAGGACTCTCCGCTCCCGATGTCGTACACCACTTCGTCGAACATGTCCCCGTCGGTCAGCATACCTGTGGTCATGCGGAACGGGGTAGCGGTAAACCCAATGACCACTAGGCGCGGGTTCTTCTTGCGCAGCTCTGCAATAAACTTGCTGTACGTCGCCGTGTCCTTGTCGCTAATTGTGTGCGCTTCGTCCACAATCAGGAAGTCAATGTGCTGGAACGCGTGCGCCCGCTTAGCTACCGACATAATGCTGCAAAATGTAACCTGCTTGCGCAGGTCGCGCACCCCCAGACCCGCGCTGTACAAACCAGCGGGGGCGCTGGGCCAGAACTGCATGAGCTCATCGTGATTACCCTGCACTAGCTCTTTGACGTGACAAGTCTGCAGGATGCGGGTGGTGGGGTAGTAATGCAGCAACATACGAATGATCATCGCAATGCTGAGCGACTTACCCAACCCCGTGGCTTCCACCACCAGCGGATTCATTGCTGGACTGTTGTGCAGGTAGTTCCACAGGTGCACGTTCGCAGCTTCTTGGTAGTCGCGTGGGGTTTTAATCATTCAATCGGTTCCCACGCGGCGCACCCCTGCGGAACAAAGTCCTCTGGTATGATGTTGCTGTACTTACCGCAGTTCCATTCCCCCTCGGGTGCAGGGGAAGCAAACACGCACG